AAGAATCTTTTCTTCTTTAACTAAGAACGGTCTAAACTTTACTTTCTTTTTTAGTAATGGTAAAGTAATTTCATATAAAGGCACATCAATTTTAGGTAACATAAAATCTCCAAATAATTAAAATATTCTTCTCACCGCGTCAGCAGTTCCTCTGATTTGCGATTGTAGAATTTGTGAAACGGGTACTCCAGCAACTGAAGAACCAAGAAGTGCAGCCGCAGCCGCACCAAGGTCATAATCGCCTTCATAAATTGTTTTGAATTTCTGATATGAAAATCTAACTGTCAATCTGTGAAAACCATCATCCGACCAAGAAAGTGTTTGTGCACCTATTCCAATAGGAAAAGCATCAAATAATTCCACTGCATAAATTTGTTTAATAAAATCATCATACTGAACAATTTTAATGTTTGTCATGTATGATGTTTCTCTACCTTTAGGAAATCTAGCATTGTTTGTATCTGTTGGAATGATTGCTTCTAACCAACGGTCGAATAGTTTTCTTTCATAGAATTCGTTTGTACAAACCCAGGTTAATGCAATTTCATCATACTGAGTATTATATGGCACTTTGAATCCTGGTCCATAAATTGATACATCGGCCGTTTGTAATGTTTTTCCTGGCAATTCTGCTCCTTCACATTGAAGGGCTAGATATCTGGAAATAGATGAGTTATATGACTTTGTTTGTTCTCCACCAAGTACTCTTGCTGTAACATCAGAGAAAATTGAGTTCGGCAGATTTAAGATTTGCTCAAGTAAACCATTCTCGACAAACTTGTTAATGTATTCTGGTATTGGTAATATAACTTGAAAACGACTTGGACGAGCCAAACCTTCTTTAGCTTTTATGTTAGCTAAAAATAACTGTGGTAAAAATGACATTAGAATTTTTTCCTAGAATCGGCCCAGACTTTGTGTTTTGTTGCCTTTTCAAATTGTTCAACCGGCAATAGGGCTGCAATGTCCCACTCATCAGCTGGAATTTCAACAAATCTAGATTGCACATGAGAACCCAGATAACGCTTAATGCAAGGTGTTGCCTCATACGCTTTTGAGAATGCCGCCAGCATTTGATAGTTTAATCTTAGCTTGGTTTGTGCATCAAAGCGATTATCGGTGGCATGTTCGCTCAATTTATCCAAAAGAATGATACGTTGCTTTGGGTGAATGTAATGTAAATTCAGCCCTAGAAAACCGTCTGGGTATAGTTGTATTGGTAAAACCAATGGGAACTTGTCGTAATATGGCAACTTATCCTTCGTCTTTGGGTCATAATAAAAATAGTACATGTGACCAATAAAATGTGAGGTTGTCTGTCTCTCACGGTCCTGCATTAATTTTTGAGGCGTTGGTTTTAAATCACCAACTTTGGAACGCAACCAATCACGGGCTTGTCTACTACGAGCCGTATAACCAGTCTTTTGCAACTGCTGATTGATTCTGTCCATTAAGTAAGCCATAAATGTATTTATTACGGTTTAAATGCCTAAATCTTTTTCCGTAACTATTTTAAATTGCCAGCCGTGTGCGTGACAAAATTCATCGGCTGCTTTCCATTTCATTTGATTAACAACATATGTTATGGATTCTCTTAGAAAATTCTTGGTCTTACGCTTTTGTGTTGGTTTTTTGGTCTGTGCTTCTGGTTTGACCTCAACTACATAAGTCATAATGGTATCATCTTTTCGTTTGACTTTGATGATGAAATCTGGAAAGTAACGATGCATTCGCTTGTCAACTGGACTGTAGTAGGGAATAGCCAATTCTTCCGATGACCACCAGATGATGTTCGGATTATCGTCAAACCACTTCATACAACGCAATTCCCAGGATGACCTGTAGGTTATGTTATCCGGATTGCCGTTATATTTTTTCGGGTTTTGTGGGGTAAACTTACCTTTGTAAGAATTAGTTCCATAAGACATATAAATATGTAGTAAAACTTCAGGATCAACATGGCACTTTTCACCTTATCCGACATAACTTATAAAGAGCAAGAAGCTAGAACAATCGGACCTTTACCGAATGAGTTATTTGGACAAAAAATATTAAAATATCCTATTGATATTGGATCGGTAGACAAAGGACATTATATGATTATTCATATCAATGTTCAAGATAAAACTGAATATACAGTTTCACCGGCAGCTGATATTCGGGCAACGATACATAAAAATAGGACACTATTAGCTGGACAAACTGGATATAGAAATATTGGTGGATTAGCTAAAGAGGGATTAGGACTGACTGAAGATTTATACAATAAATTACAATCTGATTTGGAAAATAGCAAAGCTGGTCCACTTGCTAAAAAATCAATTGATGCTGTTGCAAAAGGCGTTGCAACAGCCGAAGAAAAGGCTAATGAATTTACCAATGGACTTTATGGTAAAGCTAAAGAAGGTCTTAAGGCAGGTGGTGCATACGTAGCATCTGATATTGGTTCTTTAAACAATGCAACTTTCTTGCGAAAAACTACAAGAACAACTGATAGTATTGCGCTATATATGCCCAATACATTAAATTTTAATCACAGTCAACAATATTCAGATTTATCATTAGCTGGTGAAAATCTTACAACTTTTGGCGCTATTGCAAAAACTGCTCTTGATGGCGGTGGTAATATTGCTCAAACAGGAAGAAATTTATCTCCATTTGTACTCCAACAACTAACAAAAATTGCAGGAACATTAACTGGTTCTCCAAATACAACGGCGGCTATTTTTGCTGGCGCTACAGGATTAACTCAGAACCCACAGTTAGAATTAATTTATGGAAAGCCAGATTTCAGACCCTTTAGATTTTCATTTATGTTTTATCCAAGAAGTGAGCGAGAAGCAGAAGAAGTTCAAAAATTGATTGCACGTTTGAAATTTCATCAAGCACCGGAAATAAAAAATGGAACTGCTGGATACTTCTTAGTTCCTCCATCCGAATTTGATATTGAATTCTATTATAATGGACAAATTAATAAAAACATACCACGAATTTCAACTTGCGTATTACTATCAATTGATTTAGATTATGCACCAAACGGATTTCATGCTTTTGAAACCCCCGGCGATAACTCTCCAAAAGTTGGTGGTACTGGTATGCCAACAGCAATTAGAATGGATCTATCATTCAAAGAAACAGAAATTATGACAAAATTTAATTTTCAAGATGAAGCTGGCGCAATTACAAAAAAACAAGACCAATTTGGTGAACCTGATTTTTAAAAATGGCAAAATACTTTAGATACTTTCCAAAAACCATCTATAGTTTAGATGATACAAACTCTCTTGACACAGTTACAAATATAACTGCTAGTTTTTCGTTTGATGAAACTCTTACGGAAAATTCTATATCATACTATCAATACACGGTACCAGATGGTGAAACACCAGAAATTGTAGCCAACAAATTTTATGGTGGATCAGAAAAGCACTGGATCATTTTGAAGATGAATAACATCTTTGATGTTAAGACAGATTGGCCTCTTGAACAAAGAGTTTTGAATGAAGTAATTCGTTCAAAGTATGCTAATAATTGGATAACAGAAACTTTTGGAATGACGGATGAAGAAGGTAATCTTTTTGTTACTGAAAATGGCGAATCATTAACTTATGAAACCGGTAAAGAAAGAGATGGATTAGAATGGGCCATACTCAACAATCATTCTTTCTATAAAATTGAGACAAGATTATTTCCACTTACTGGAGAAAAAACAATAGACAAGTTACGAATAACCGAAGAAGACTATAACAATCTTGTGGAAGAAAGTGCAAACTATACTCTATCGGACGGAAACACTCTAACTGTATCAATCACAAAAACTAGAATGTCTTTCTATGATTATGAAGTTGAAGAAAATGATGCTAAAAGAAATGTAAAAATTCTAAAGAGTGAGTATGTTCCCGCAGTGGATCAAGAATTTATTCAGGTAATTAGTAATGTCTGATGTAAGCATTTTACAATCAATGCAATATACCGTTAAAAAAGATGGTTTATCATTAGTAACTAAACTTGGAATTTTTGACTTGACTGGTATGTTTGAAGAATTAAATATCTTTGATTGTATTTTTAATCCCTGCATGACTGGAACTATTCTAATAAGGGATGCAAAAGGACTGTCAAACAAATTATCTTTTGATGGATCAGAAATTCTTTTGATTGATATGGGAAAAACAGAAAATCAGGCAACAATTAAGAAATCGTTTAGGATTTATAAACAAAGCTCCAGAACAACGGTAAATATAAGTACCGAACTTTATGTGCTTCATTTTGTTTCGGATGAATTTATTCTATCACAACAAACAAAAATATCAAAATCATATCGTGATACTTATGATAATATTGTTCGTGATATTCTAGAAAATTATTTGTTGGTAAATTCTGAAGGAGTATTTGCAGTGGAGACTTCAAAAGGAATAAGAACGGTTGTTTTACCCAATAAAACTCCTTTTGAATGTTTAGATTTGTGTGCAAAAAAAGCAGTTAATGATGAATTGTCACCGACATTTTTATTTTTTGAAAATAAGTTGGGATATAATTTCCTAACTATTTCAAGTATGATAAAACAAAAAGCAATACATGATATAAATTATCAGCCTAAAAATTTAGCCTTGAAGGATTTAAAAGAAAACGAAATGATGGGCGCTAGGCACATTGAAGTCGTTTCTCAATTTGATTTAAATAAAAATATCAAACATGGAGTTTACGCTGGCACATTTATTGGTTTTGATATTATGACAAGAAAAGTTGCTGTAAAAAACGTAAACTTTGATGATGTGTATTCAGTAGGAAGTCATGCAAATAAAACACCAAATATAGGCGTGATTACGAACAAAGCTGGAATTAAAAATACGGAGATGTTTGATTCAAGGAAAGTTTTTTTTCCAACAGGAATTTTTAAAGCAAGTAATGAGTATGTAAAAGAAAATGATGCGAATTCTATTGATGCTGATGATGATACATATAACTATGTAATACAAAGAGAATCTTCTATTCGTAACTTAATGAATCAAAGATTAAAAGTTGTTATGCCAGGAAACTTTGATTTGATTTCTGGCACAAATGTGAACATAACAGTTCCAACAATTAGTGAGCAATCCTCGGAAAAAAATCAAGATAACATGGATAAATCAAAAAGTGGTAAATATTTGATTGTGGCTACAAGACACATGATTACATATGATAAACATGAGACTATTATGGAAGTCGCCACAGATTCTTCAAATCGGGATAAAGTTTATTTGAGTACACAGCAACAAAATGATTTGGTGGATTCTTATGGATAATAATTTTTCTGGAAAAAATGGCTTCATTTGGTGGGTCGGCATAGTTGAAAACAGACTAGATCCATTGGCAATGGGAAGGTGTCAAGTTAGAATATTAGGTTGGCATAATACAGATAAAGCGCAACTTCCAACTGAAGGTTTGCCTTGGGCGCATCCAATGTATGCAATCAACACTTCAAAAATGTTTTCTTCTCCTAAATTAAATGATTGGATTGTTGGATTCTTCTTAGATGGTGAAACTGCACAACAACCAGTGATGATTGGATTCTTACCTGGAATGATATCAAAATGAGTCAAAGTTTAATTGATTTGCACATTTTGACTGCGAAGGCAACCATATCGCATGAGAAATATATTGCTGGAATAATTACGACCGAAGAATTCTTAAAAGAAATAGAATCTATAGATTGTCATTGTCATACTGATATTAAACTGGAAGAAGCCCATTCAGAACTTGATTGTTGCTATAGAGACATAATGGATGGAATTCTGCGACTATATCACCAAGAGAATAAAAAATGAGCGCACAAACATTTAAACCAATCTTAGCAACCACTGTTGAAGAAGCATCGTTATCCGATTACACATTACTATATAACACAGGAGATTTTGGAGAAGAAGGCACACCAACAACATCAATTTGGGCTATGGGAAAAATTGCAGGAACAAGCATTGATGTAACAAATAATAAGTTAGTGCATAGTTGTGATTTCTCAAATGACTTGAAAAAAAATATTGGATTAAAGAAATTCTTAAAAGGAATTGCAAAATGGATTAGAGAAGGAATTAGATCCATTATGAGATTGCTAGGTTTTAGTGATCCATCTGGTTCTTTTTCATCAGTTATCAATATGCTAAAGTCTATAGCCGAGTATATTAATTATATCAATCGGGAATATATTCAACCAATTATAGAATTTGAAAAATATGTTCTTGCTGTATTGGTTAAGATCCGAGCAATCATTCAATGGATTCTTAGTTTGCCAAAAAAATATTTAGAAATGTTGAGAGACTGTCTAAATAAATTATTATCATCTTTAGGAAGTATTTTTAGTGAAGTATGGACCGAATCTGCACCAACTAGTCCAACATGGACAGTAGGAACACAAGAATTTGAGGATGGGTCTTCTATACAAACATTTGAAGATGGCTCCCAATTAATTACCGATACTGATGGAAATGTATCTTCAATTGATGCACCAGAAGATACATATATTTCTCCATCGGATACGGGAAAAAGTTATACAGAATTGGCAGGAGCAATAAAAGACGTTGCCTCAGCGACTAAAGATGCGCTAAAAGCATCTGCTACCGTTGCAGGTTTAGCCGTAGGAATTGCAGCCTCATCAACAGTTGGTTTATTTGTACCAACCACTCAAGATGAAGTTACCAAAGCTAATGCGACAATCACATCATACACTGGCTCTGTGCCACCTGGATTACAAGTTCCAACTGCACCAAGTCAAAAATCAAAAACACCTTAAAAAATTATGGCAACAAATAGCGACTATACTAAATCATATGAACAGGTGGTTGGAGCACTTAGTTCCAATCCATCAAATAATTTATTTCAAGAACCGCCATCTCCAGCATCGGTTGACAATCCACCATTATATCCATATAATCAAACGTGGGATAGTGAGGGAGCGCATTCAATCCAATTAGATGATACTCCAGGAAGAGAGCGGGTACGCATACAACATGGAAAATCTAGAAACTTTATTGAAATGCATCCAAACGGAAATCAAGTTATAAAAGTTTTTGGTGAAGGATTTGATATTACAATCGGTAAGAAAAACATTTATGTTAGCGGTGCATGTAACATCGTTGTTAAAGGCGATTGTAATATGCAAGTGGATGGAGATTTAAATCAAGAAGTTGGCGGAGATTATAATCTTGCAGTAAAAGGAAAAATGAATGTCCTGAGTGCTGGAAATCTTTCACTTTCTGGTAATAAAGATGTTAGCATTAGTGCAAGTGAAAAATTTGGTGGTTCTTTGAGTTTGTCATCAGCACAAAGTTTGAATTTAGGATCAGATTTGTTTATTCATGGTTCAATTACTTGCGACACACTTACTGCGGAATCAAGAGTGAATGCAAAAATGGGTGTTTTTGCTGGTCCATATGGATTCACATCTTCTCTTGGTGGATTATCATTGGGCTTGCCCACTCCATTAACACCTGTTGCAACTCCAGGATCCATTACTACCGTTGGACCAATCTCATCATTAGTGTCCGTAAATGCTCCAATAGGAAATTTCTTTGTTGGTAATATTGGATATGCGAGTATTGGAGTATCATCAGCGGTCTTCATGTTTGACACAATCAATTCTTTGATTTATAATACACATGTACATCCAAAAGCTGGACCCGTGATAGGTAAATTTTTAAGTGCTTGATAAGGAAAAATACTATGGCTAAATTATTTCAAAAATTAGGATACAATTACATAGACACTAGAGGTGATATACCAGATTTATCCGTGGATGCAAAAGAACATTTGAATAGTGTTCCGACTATAATTGCTGACTGGCAATCTGGGGATATTGCAAATAGTTCTGTTAGTGGTTACTTTAAAAATCCAACTTCGGTTTCGGTAGCTAACATTTTAAATTCTGCAAATACATTACGGGATACAATACTTACAATTTCAAGTTACACAAATGTGGGTGTACAAGATAAATTAAACATGGTAGTTGACATTGTTTCAATAAATGTATCTTCAAATTTATACACCAATTCTGCCAATTTTGTGGCACATACAAATAGAATTTCTGGAGTTACAAGTTTTCAAACGGATGCAACAAATAATCCAGATGCCGCTCAAGCAAAACCGTATTATGATAATGCGATGGCTGTAGCAAAAGGACTAATGTATATCATTTATCAAACCGATGGAATTCAAAATACTGCTCCAATTTTTGGCAGTTTCACTAGCGTTTTTATTGATCCAGAGTTGTCTCAAGCAAACACAAACATCATTGCAAATACGGTAATACTATCAACTAGCATTTCTGGCGGAGGATCTTGCAGTTTGACATTACCACAAGCTAATACAATTTATAATAATTTAGCAAATGTTATAAGTCTCATGGACACAAGAAAATTGCATGATGAAAATTTTTATACCAATAGTAAAAAATTGATGGATGATTTTGCAAAAGTTCGGCAATTTTCTTCAATGGGTCAGTCTCAAACGGCTCTAATAGAAAATTATATAGGAACAGATAAACTTATTACAAGAATTAGCTGATAAATAGAACATGGCCACAGTAGTAACAGCAACAACACGAAAATATAAAGACCTGGACCTGGCTTTTACCGCACATCCTATAAAGAAGGATGTGAATAAGCATGTGGACGAGATGGCGGTAATTAATTCAGTAAAGAATCTGATATCAACTTCTCGGTACGAAAGACCTTTTCAGCCACAGTTGGGATCCGGTGTTCGGAACTTGCTATTTGAAAACATGGATTCCATAACATCTTCCGCTCTGAAGCGTGAGATTGTGCAGACTTTAGAAAACTATGAACCAAGAGTTGTCGTAAAAAGTGTAGCAGTATCGCCAAATTATGAAAACAATTCTTACAGTATCGGTATGACATTTTTGATAGTCAATAGAACAGACCCAATAACAATAAACTTCTTCTTACAACGAGACAGATAAGATGGCGGACCGTTTAAATGTAACTGAATTAGATTTTGATTCTATCAAAACTAATCTTAGAAATTTTCTAAGACAACAAAACGAATTTCAAGACTATGATTTTGAAGGTTCTGGCTTAAGTGTTCTATTGGACATTCTAGCATACAACACGCATTACAATGCATATTACTTAAATATGATTGCCAACGAAGCATTTTTGGATAGTGCTTCACTTAGAAATTCTGTAGTTTCACATGCAAAACGTGTTGGATATACACCACGTTCAGCTAGAGCTCCGAAAGCAATTGTCAATGTAACAATTCAAACTACAAATGCTACTCCAGGTTCATTAACTCTTCCTAGAGGATACGCATTCTCATCTTCACAATTAGATGGCGTATCATACAAGTTTGTTACCGTAGAATCTACAACAGTCTCTAAAACAGCAAATAATTTTGTTTTCACAAATGTTCCAATCTATCAGGGACAACTTGTTTCATACTCATATACAAACAGTTATTTTTCCAACCCAAAACAACTGTTTACAATACCAGATGCGAACATTGATACGACAACTTTAAGAGTTTCGGTAAAACAGTCTGCTTCAAATACAGAAACTGTGGTTTATGATTTGTCTACGAATGCACTTACTGTAAATTCAACATCGGAAGTTTATTATCTACAAGAAGGTAGAAACGGACAATATGAAATTTACTTTGGTGATGACAATCTTGGCAAAAAGATACCGGATGGTGGTGTAATTACTTTAGAATATTTGATTACCAGTGCGGATGCATCAAACAAAGCAAACAGTTTTGTTTCTTCCGCAACAGTTGGTGGCTACAGTTTAATTTCCGTAAATTCAATTTTGGCGGCAGCTGGTGGTGTTACTAGAGAATCAGTAGATTCAATTAAATTTGCCGCGCCTCTGGCCTTACTATCACAGAATCGTGCTGTAACAAAGAACGACTACATCAAGTTAATACAACAAAACTATCCTGCTTTTGAAGCGGTGAATGTATGGGGTGGAGAAGAAAATGATCCGCCCGTTTATGGTAAAGTATTTGTCTCAGCCAAGCCAAAATTAGGTTTTGAGGTTTCGGACACGGAGAAAGATTATGTAAAAAATACCATATTGAAGCCAATCAGTATGTTGACAATTACACCAGAAATTGTTAATATTGACTATAATTATCTGAAGGTAGATGCAAGCGTTTTTTATGACAGAGCAAAAATATCGCTAAATGATTCCGAATTGAAAAGCGCAATAGTAAGTTTAATCAAAAATTATACATCAACCAATTTGAATAAATTTAATAGTTATTTTCGTTTTTCAGGTCTTGAAACTGCAATTGATAACTTTGACCGGTCAATCATCTCTAACGAAGTAAGTTTGTTTGTTGCAAAGAAATTTAGACCAGATTTGATTAATTCCAATACATATATTCTTGATTTTGGATTTGAATTGAGTAGAGGAACAACAAACGATAACTTCTACTCAACACCAGATTTTACAATGACTGATGTGGATGGAGTTTCTCGCCAGTGCTTCTTTGAAGAAGTTCCATCATCGTTTTCTGGACTAGAATCTGTGACTGTAAGTAATCCAGGCTTCAATTATACATCAACACCAAAAGTTACCATTGTTGGTGACGGAGAAGGGGCATTAGCAGTTGCGGAAATAGTCAATGGAAAATTAAACAAAATTACAGTCACAAACCCAGGCATTGGATACACTACAGCCGCCGTTCAAATCACTGGCGGTGGTGGATCTTTAGGTGCTGGATTGGCTGTGCTTGAAGGTCGTTATGGACAAATCAGAATTTCATACTTTAAGCCAGACGAAATCAGTAGCCAAAGTACCAAAGTAATTTTGAACAAAAATAAAAACAATGGTG